ACGGACCCGATTTGCAAGCCGATACGGGGGTCTGGAGGTAAGCGGATGGTAGGCGGGCTGGATCGGGTTGGCGGGCATAGCCGCTTACCAGAGTTTGCCCTGGTCAGAGGCCGTTTCGGAAGCGAAAGTAAGCGGGTTATCGGGTTATAGACCTAAGTAAATTACTTACGTACGGGAGGGAGCGTTTACCCTGGTCGCGGGATTGGGCGCGCGGTACGTACGCGAGGGGGTTAGGTATTTCGACGGAAACCCGATTACTCGCTTACGTGGGTCTGTAGAGGTGTGCGGGATTGGGTGGGGGTTCGGAGGTTAGGAGGTGGGCTGGGAAGGGGTCTAGATACGTCGGAGGGGTTGCCGAAATGTGGGAGGGGTAGTCGGGTGTGGGTAGGAAGGCATGGGGGTAGTGGCAGAAATGTTTAGCACAGATAAATGTGGGGTCTGGGTAAAAAAGGGTGAGAAAAGGGGGTGAGGAAAGGTGCTTCCAGACTTGCCACCCACAATGCATGCCCGCCCATTTTGCCGGTAAACCCGGCCCCGGGCGGGCATGCAGGCGGGAAAACCCGCCTACCGCATCTCTTCAACGGTTATTCTGTACTTTCTGCCTGTTTCTGTGTTGCGAATGCGCAGCTCCGAGGTGCCTTCCTGGGCTCGCATCCCACCGCCAGTGACCTCCAGTGGGTATACCACCTTGGCTGCCATCTCTACTAGCTCCTGTAGCATCTGCGCATGCTGGAGCGTGCGGTTCAGGGCTTCCACCATTGCCTCCTAGTCGTTATAGCCCTGCACGGTGAGTGGGGTGACCGTTGCAGCGTTGTTGTCATCCCAATCGCAGAGCATGTCCAACAGGTCGCTGAGCTCAAGCTGCGGGAGTTCGATGGCAATCATCTGCTCATCCTTGAACCTGTAGCCAAGGACCCAGCCATTCGGCTTGGTGGGGTCTTCAGTGATGGCCCAGAACGATCGAGCCGAGTACATGGTGCTGTCGTCTTCGTGAGGCATTAGATGATCCCCAATCTTAGCATCCAGGAGGGGTGTCCGTGCTCGCACATGCCGTCCGGCTCGATGGCACAGCCGTCGGTTGCCTCTGGCATCTCGACGTCATGCACCCAGTTGTTCAGCGTCTCCATATCTGGTTCGGTGGTTGTCGGCATTGGCCACTTGCTCTCGTCGCGTGTGTCGGTTGCCATCAGTCCTCCTACTGACAGACAGGGCAGAAGCCCGCCTCATCGATAGCGGTGGCGTGGCCTTCCCATTCGCAGATGAACTCCATCGGCCCTTCCTGCTTCTGGTGCTTGGTGCTGTCGGCTTCGTGCTCGGCGCGTGCAGCCTCGCCAAGGACGGGAGCCGCGCAGTAGGGCCGGCGGCAGTGCAGCATCGCAGGGTCTGGGATCTGCATCGTTGACTTCTTGAATGCCCACTCAGGGAACTTCTCGGTTCGCCCGTTCGGCTGTAGGACGTGTAGCACTCGGTGGGAGGGCAGCACCTCGATCTTGGCCACGCTGCCCTTCCAACCGCTGGCGTGCTTGACGGTGTCGCCCTGCTCGATCTGCATCGCAGGGTCTGACTTCTTGGCTGCCCGAGCCGACTGTTCGGCCTGCTCCAATGCGTCCCATGACCAATCTACATTCGGCTTTTCAGGATCCATCAGCAGTACCGTACCTCTCCGAATAGTGCTACCTCCAGGATGGTGAGGTAGCCGATGACGTCTAGCTGGCCGTCCCCGCCGATGCCCAGGTCAGCTGCGATGATCTCCTTTCGCATACTCTGTGTCAGACCTAGGATCGTGGTCTGGCTGAGGCCCAGTTCATCATCGTCCGTCCCGGGCTGGATGTCTGCTGCCTGCCGGATGCGCTTCAGCCCCAGCTCGATCAGCGAGTGGTTGACCTTGTGCTGGGTCTGCGGGACATCCGAAACCTCTTCGACGATGGTTGCGAATGCCTCGAACTGCTTGATGTGCTTGTACTGCAGGACGTACATCCAGCTGCCGGCATCGCCGGACTCGATGGCACCGGTGATGATGCCGTTGAGGAACTCGTTGCGTGGCGGGGTGTATGGCGTGGTGAGCGCCTGCTTGATGATTAGGTACTCGTCCTGCCGCACCTCATTCATCAGGGCAGCGACCAATTCCTTGATCTGCTCGTGTGTGAGCACCTCTTCGGTGATGCGCTTCGTGAGCCGCTCGATTGGCTTGTTCATCAGTTGATGCCTCCAGTCTGGGTGCCATAGATCAGAGCATCGGCCCGCTCTTCAGCCTTGGGGTCACCCTTGGTGAGCGGTCCCCAGAACCGGATGCTGTACAGCCATTGCCGGAATTCGTCGTTGCTCAGGACCTTCCAGGTGAACCCCTCGGGTGGGGTTCTCAGCATCATCTGCTCGGTGGCAGCCAGGTGGCTGTGCCCGACGTCGAGCAGGGAGCAGTGCCAATCCTTGACAACCTCCTCAGCCTCGGTCAGCTCGACTGTGCCATCTTGGTTACGCTTCATCAGTCCCCCTCTTGTTGGGTTGGTTATGGAAGGTGAGTCCGGTATTGGTTCTGCATCCCCTGGCGGTGTCGGGAGTACCACTCAATGGCCCGCTCACGTGTTGCGAACCCTTGGGTGGGGGATGTCTGTCGGTTATTCGCAACCGGCTGGGGACACTCGTGGCAGCGGATGCGCCATTCCTCATCCACATAGTGCTCTGGTGCACTAACTACCCAGATGGTAGCGATTAGTCTGGCACTGTCCAGCTTCAGAGTGCCTTGTCGGTAGATGTGGTAGATCTTGGTAGTGGTAGAGCGGAAGGCCCGCACCAGAAGGTACGGGCCCACCATCGCGCTGGGTTTCTCAGTCTTGGCTGCCATACAGCTAGCCTACCGCGACCAGGTTGGTCAGCCGGATCGTGCGGGAGGTCTTGACACCCCTGAAGGACAGGTTCCGCATGCCGGCCTTGGTCACTGCGATCTTGGCGGCCGCCTTGACCACATCGTCCTCTCGCTTGCCGCTGGTCTGGTTCTCCCAGGTCAGCTGCTTGCCCAGGACGGCGGCCAGGATCGTTGCGTCGTCGGCGGTGGCCGGATCGAACGGCAGCAGGTGCTGCAGCTCCTCGGTCGTTTTGGTGATGCGCGGGCCACGCTTGCCCGTCGTTTTGCGGGAGCCGACCCGGTTGAACTCGGCCACGATTGCCTCGGGGGTCATCTGTCCCCGCTGCCGCACCGCGTTGGCGTTCCGAACGGCGATCGTGCGACCCCGGAAGGTGTGGATGATCTTGCCGTCCCCACCGATGCAGGCTCCATCGAACCAGGAGATGTGCATCTGTTCCTTGCCGGCGCCGGTACCACGGGACAGGGTCAGCTCGATGTGCCCGTCGTCAGTGGCATAGCTAGCCCGCCATGGGTGCTCGTAGCCGGCCAGCTCTTTCGCCAGGCGTTCTGCCTTGAGCTTGGACTTGCCGGCGCCGGACAGTGCCCGGTAGGCGTCTGCGTCGGCACTTCTCGGCTTGGGAGCCGGCTTGGCCTTGACCTCGACGGTGACCATACGGGCCTCGGCCAGGGTCTTGTTGCCGGCGGGGCAGCGGTTGTTCTTCGCCAGGTCCTTGTGCCCGGCCACCTTGCCGTATCGCCGAGCGACAGCCCGCTTGCAGATCGGGCAGGGCACGGACACATCGGACCGCTGCTCGCAGGTTCGTAGAGTTTCGGGGTCCTGGTGCTTCTTGACCTTGCCATCTGCCTTCAGGGCCGGCTGGGTCTCGCCGCACTCGACGCACTTGGCCTTCTCTCCGGGCAGTCGAGTCGCCAGTGGTTCGGGCGCCTTCTGCTCGACAGGCTTTCCGCCGGTGCACCGCTCATCCCCATCCTCGATCGTCTTGTGGGCGTTGAACGATGTGCCCGACGGCCGGAGGGTTAGGGCGGGGGTGGTACGCCCGCAGGAGCTGCAGGCGGAGATCGTCGTGTTGGTCATGGTCCCTTCTCCGTTCTGGTTGGTTGCTTGCTTTCCACCAATTGTACTACAGCTTTGGTGGATTGGCTACAACTGGTTGAAGTTGCCGGCTAGCCTACCTTGCCGGCGAATAGCGGTCGGTGGTGGATCAGGTTGGCCGGGTTGAACTTCCGCAGCCTCTTGCTCCGGTCCATCCGGACGTGGATCCACTTGCTGCCTACCTTCTCCACCGTCCCGTACACGTCACCGGCCATGAAGGCATCGGTGGCGGGGTGCGAGCGGACCCGGTAGCCCTTGAACAGGTCGTGTGCGGGCCATGGAATGACGACGCCGAGACTGTGCCTGATGCTGACAGTCTCGCCCACCAGTTCAGCGGTCAGGATCTTGACCTTGTAGACCTTGCCGAACGGGAAGACCTCGTTGACTTCCAGGATCTCACCCCGGTAACCCAGCTCATCGTTCCATGTCAGCACGGCGCAGGTCTCGCCGGGTTTGAGCAGCTTGCGGGCCATCACTCCTCCATTCGTAGGTACGGATCTTGCTGGATCTCTTCCTTGGTGACCACGTAGTGCATGCCGGTATCATCGTAGATGTCAAACTCTCCACGGGAATTCCGATCAAAGACAGTTGCCTCGCAGTCATCGTTCCCATCGTCATCAAGGAAGAAGACCTTCATGTCGCGCAGTCCTTTCGTGGGAGAGAGGCAGGCCGCCTCTGCCGGGTGCCGCCGGGGGAGACGGCACCCTACACAGGCTCGCCTGCGGGCTGTCACCAGATGAAGGTGACCTCCACCTTGACTGCCTTGGGGAACTGGCCGGAGTGGCCTTCCACGGTGAGCTCTTCCTTGCGGAAGTACTGGTTGTGGCCGTCGGTGTCACCGTACTTGACGGCGCCCTTGGTGACCTTCTCCTGTGCGAGTGTGAAGGTCTTGTCCGGGGTGGTCTTGGTGGTGGCGGTGGTGCGAGCGGCAGTCGCCATTACAGGTCCCTCCTCAGGGATAGAACGTTAGGGGGTGGTACAGAGCCTACGCTCCGATTGGTGCCGGTACTAGACCGGCACCGCTCGCAGCACACCTCAGGTACCTAGAACATGAGCCACCGGCGGAACCCGATGTCCTTGAGCGTCTCGGTCAGGAGCGGGTTGCGGTCGCCTGTGTTGCCGGTGATCTCATCGAGAGCCTGCACCGGGTCGAGGCCCTTGTCCAGCAGGCTGTCATGCCAAGACTTCACGATCTGCTCGGCATCGGTCAGCTGAACCTCACGTTTGTTGATGCGTTCCATTGTCATCTCCCTACGTTTCGATGTGATCCCAGCCCAATTGCTGGGCTGCGAGTGCCTTGGCGTGCCTGTTGGACTGGGCCGATGGGGTCAGGCAGTCGTACTTCCCGCAGCCGCAGCAGCGCTCCCCGTTGAGGGGGCACTCGCAACAGCCCTTGCCGTCACCTGTGGGCTCAGGCTTGGGCTTGGCTGCGACCTCATACGGGCGCAGGACCCAGATGCGGCCGGACTTGGTCAGCAGGATCACCTCATCGTCATCGTCGTTTGCCTCGACATCGACGATGAACTCATCGGTCTGCTCGCCCACCGGGATGCCTTGGCGGTGCTCGGGGGCACCACTCTTCCATTCGTCGACTGCGGTTAGCAGGATGACCGCAACGGCGTTGGCGATGTCAACCGCCTCTTGCCTCATGCCAATTCCAATCCGTGATCGAGGCCGCATTGGCCGTGGGCGTAGATGCTGTGCTCGCGCTTGTCCGGCCAACTCTGGGAGAATGCCTTGAACTCTTCATCCGTTATGGACGTTCCGATAGTCTTCTCCACAACCTCCTTGTATGGGGATAGCTGGATGGTGAACTCTCCCATCTCGTCGTCGGCGAGCTCACCGCAGAGTCCGCACCTATCCTCGTTGAAGGGCGGTAGTGGGTCAGGCAGGGAAGCGTACATCACTTGCCCCTCTGGGCTAGGGCCACTGCGAGGTGACCGTTGAGGCGGGCCGGACGGCGCTTGGCGCGCTGCTTGTCGGCCAGCTGGTCTCGACGGCGTTCACGGGCCATCGCAGCGTGCTGACGGGCGTCCTGTTCGGCTGCCTCGTTGAAGTCGGCCAGCTGGTCGGCCTCAGCCTGTGAGACCAGCATTCCGTGGTATCGCATGGGGGTCCCTTCTCGGGTGGAGCCAATTGCTCCTCGCCTACCCACGACCTTACTGTGAGAGGGTCGCGGGCAGGGACCAACAATTGGTTCGTACTGGCTAGCCGTTCAGCTTGAGTTCCATGCTGGTGTCGAGGTTGAAGGGCGGGTGCGAGATTGCCTCATCCCATTCGGACCAGCATTGGATGAGCCGGTAGAATTCGGTGTTGGATTCTTCCCGTTCGGCCGGCGGCATCTGCTCGTGCGGGCCGTCGTAGTCCAGGACTGAGCCGTCGTGCTCTTCCATCACTTGCCCTTCACCGGGCAGTAACCCAGGTTGTAGTGACGGAGGTCTGGGATGATGAAGTGCTTGTAGAAGTCGGCTTCAGTGAAGATCTCGAAGTCGCATCCGGAGCAGGTTGCGCTTCCATCGGCCCACGGCTGGGTCTCGGCACTGGCTCGATCAGCATCTGTCATCAGATCCCACCGGGTGGAGGTGCCCTGGTAGTGGTCCCGACGCTTCTCCTTGACCCATCGGTCGGTGGCAGAGGAGAGGCGAGAGGCGGCAATGCGCAGTCGGTCTACCTCCAGGTATCGGGGGTCGGATTGCGGGAGATCGTATGCGTAGTCTTCCATCGCATCGATCATCGCTTGGACGTCCATCGCAGGTCCCTTCTCAGGGGGTTGGAGGTCTGTTTGATTCCTCCTGTGCGGCCCCATTGCTGGGGCCGGTCAGCAGGCGTCACTTGGACGTCCATGGGGAGTTGCGGCGAATCTCGGCCTGTTGGGCTTCCTGCTCGGTGGCCGGTCGCTGTGTGGGGCTGGGCCGATCGGGGGCAGGCGCGTAGACCATCGCTGATCCGAGAAGTCCGGCCGCTAGCAAGATCGATAGCAGTAGCTGAGCGTAGCCCCAGCCCCAGAGTGGGGCGAGGAGGACCTTGGCGATCTTCACGGTTGCGTCCTGTTCTTGTGCGGGTGGAGGCTAATTCCTCCGGTAGGCACCCCGTGGGGTGCCGTCCGCAGGCTTCAGCAATCCCCGGCAAGTGCGGCGTTGGTCTTGGGGATCTTGGCCGTCATCGAGCGGACCTCACGGTCCCCGATGGTCGACCGGCATCCGCAACTACCGTTCTTGGCCCTTGCCTCGAAGCAGGTTCCGCAAACGTTCTTGCGCTTCCGGCTAAATCCGCCGTCGATCTTCCGTTCGGCTAGCCGGTCTAGGTCTCCTAGCGGGGGTCGTACCGCGCCGAACGGCGCCTTCTCGTCTAGCGTCGTGCGTAGCACGTTCCCGCGCGGCGCGGCGTTCGTAGGTTCGCTAGGGGCGATAAACTCTCGCGCTCCCGGCCGTCGCTTCGCTTTCTTAACTCGCATCTCGATCTCGCTTCGCTCGTTCCGTCCGACCGGGGAAGGTAGCCGAACCGGCTACCTTCCCCCGGTCGCTTGCTTTCTCGCGCTTCGGTTCGCGTATTCCCTAGCTATCTTCTAGCGCTACCGGGCTAGGCGAAGGATCTCGCGGCCGGTATTCCGGGTAATTCCCCCGGGGTCCGGCGCTACCCGGTATTCGAGGGAATCGCTATTTCTAGTCGAATCTCCCGGGGTAGCGCCGGACGCAGGACTACCTACGACTAGCTGCTAGAGGCTCCCGGAGGAAGCTTCGATAGCTACGGGTCCGTACCTTCCCGGGCGCGCGTCACCGCACGTCCGGACCAATCGCCAGTTTCCCGCGATTGACGCTACTCGGTCCCTCATCGGACAGTCGGCAGCTACTACCGTTCGGGGCAGTCCCCTACTAGGCGCATCTCACCGACCCGAGCATCGCACTCCGGTTCGCCGTTCACCCGCCTACGGGCATCGGTCTAAGGCTCTCAGCCGCAAGATCGCGGTCTGCCCGTCGCGCGTAGGGCGCGACCCCCGCCCTAGCTCTCTTCGAGCGCGACCCCCGCGAGGGGACCTTCCGGGCTACCGTCGACTTTCTCGACTAAGGAAAGAATACCCGCCCGCAGACGCCGGGGGATCCCCTAAACGGCTATAAGCAAGGGGTACGAACGGCTCGTTGCGCATCAGCCGAACGGACGAAGTACGAACAGTGAGGTGCTGGCTCCGCATGGTTGATGGGGGATCAACCGAAAGGCTGATGCCCCTTTCAAGATCGAAAACCGCAAACAACGGACTGACCTGTGCTAAACTTGTGCACTTTCCCCTTCAAACCACATCGATCCCCATCTATTCCCCCTCTGCCTATATACTTGCGTTGTCCCACCCTTTACAACTATCCGCCAATCCGCCAAACATAACCACTAACAAGGAGCAGGCATGCCAGGTCGCTCTCTCCGGCAACAAAACCGGCTCGATCGCAACCGCCGCGATGCTGACATCTGGTCCATGCGTTCTGCTGGCGTCCCAATCGATGAGATCGCAGGGCGATATGAGATCTCACCCAACTCTGTAAGAGCAGCCCTCAACCGTGCCACAGATGTCTATCAGCTTGAAGCCGCCGAGACAATGATCAAGCTGGAGCTGGAGCGCCTTGATCTGCTTCTCCGTAAAGCCATCGAGGTGCTTAACAGGCGGCACGTTGCCTACTCCAACGGGCGGCTAATGACAGACCCTGAAACTAAAGAGGCTGTGACGGATTCAGCCCCCATCCTAGCAGCGATAAATTCTGTCCTAAAGATCATGGACCGCCGTTCCAAGTACCTTGCCCTAGACGCCCCAACCCGCTCCGAGCAACACATCAATGTCCACAAGACATCCACCGATGACCTTCCCCTCCGTGTCCTCATCGAGCAAGCACAGTCGCAAGCTAACGCCCTCACCCCAGACGCCCTCAACCAGGCGCTGGCCCTCACCCCACAATCAACAGACCAAGCAGAAGCAATTGATGCAGAGTGGGCAGAACTCCTACCGCTGGACAACACTGAGAACAAATCATGAGCGACCCCATTGCCGAACAAGTCCGCTCCATCCTGGAAGGCGCCATTGGCTCCCTGGGCGACTCTGCCCCACCTCACCTAAAGGAGCGCCTTGCTGAACCACCGCCCCCACCACCCCCAGAAAGCCAACAAAAACCACCACCGCCAACTACCCGAACTACCCGAACAAACGGCCTACCACTCTGGGTGCACCCGGGGATCAACTCTGCGACATTCGACCTCAATGCATACCTAGCATCTATCCCGAATCTGAAGGCCCTGCTCGCCTCTCCACAGGGCAGAAAGGCGCTGACATACGCTGACCCAATTCTGTTCGCCCTGACGTACCTCTCCAAGCACCTGAAGGACCCCAACCGCCCCACTGCACCGCCTAGCTTTGCTGACTGCCACTTTGATTGGGCCCGCAGCTCCCTCCGGTGGGCGGCCCAACGGAACCAATCGGCAAATGCACCCCCACCCGAGCCTGCTGAGGACAGAATTGCAGAAATTGCACCACGGATGTGCGGGAAGAGCACATGGTGGTTCCTGATCTTGCCTATGTGGGCTGCTGCACACGGGCACAAGCGGTTTGTGGCTGCGTTTGCAAGTACCGCTACCCAGGCACAGAAGCACCTGAACACCTTCAAGAACGAGTTGGACACGAACCGCTACATCAGGGAAGACTACCCAGACCTCTGCTCCCCCAAACGGCGGCTGAGGGGCAGTGTGGTAGCTGACCGGGTGGACGAGTTCCAGTCCGATGCGAACTTTGTGTTCGCCGCAAAGGGGGTGGATTCCTCAAACCTAGGGATGAAGGTTGAGGAGCACCGGCCGGATCTGATCCTGCTAGATGATGTTGAGCCGGATGAGTCCAGCTACAATGCCGAGCTTGCGCAGAAACGTCTGCAGACCATTACAGATGCGATTCTGCAGCTGAACATCTATGCTTCTGTTGTGTTTGTTGGGACTGTGACGATGCCGAACAGCATCATTCACCAGCTTGTGAAGCATGCGCGCGGGCAGCAGGCATACGACTGGATTATGGATGAGAAGATAGCTCCACACTACTACTCTCCGATTCAGTACAACGCCGCTACCCGTGCTCCGCGCTCACTATGGCCCGAGAAGTGGAGCCTTGAGTACCTGCGCTCCATTCAACACACCCGCTCATATGCCAAGAACTATGCCAACGACCCCAAGGGCCGCGATGGCGACTACTGGAATGAAGAGGACTTCACACGGGCTACACCAAACGAAACAGCATTAAGCAAAACAAGAACTGGCATCTTCATTGACCCGCCAACAACATCTTCAAAAACATCAGACCCAGCCGGCATTGCAATCATCTCGCACACCCCGCCAACCAAACACGATGTCGACACCTACCGTAAGTATGAGATGTCTGTGCCGGTGACTACTGCGGCCGGCAACCGGCTCCGACACAAGGCAACCAACAAGACATATGCTGGACACCCGGGACACGTCTGTGTACACTATGCCGACGAGGTGCGCTTAACGGGGAAGGCCCTTGCCAAGCATGTGTATAGCTTGATTGAAAGCCGACCAGAGCTGAACATCCGCAGGATCATCGTTGAGAGCACGCAGGGTGGCGACCTTTGGCTTGAGGTTTTTGAGAACAGCCCTCTCAAAGTTGAGGTGGTCAACCCCCGAGAAGGCAAGCCCCAGCGGTTCGACCGCGCCCTGGAGTATTACCAGAAACAGCCGACGCTGGTTACCCACGACATCAAGGCTAACCTCTCGAAACTTGAGGAGCAGCAGATGGGGTTCCCCAAGCACGCATATGACGATATTGCAGACGCTGCCGTTACGGGTATCCTCTACTTCTTAGAGCCTAGGCCACGCAAGATACGCACCAAAACAAAGGCGGTTCCGTATGTATAACTCGGATCCAATTGTTACGCCGCAGAACACCATTTACACAGGCACAAACACACCAAACACCGCCCTAGCCAGGCATCTGGCAGGGACTGACAACTTCAACGTTGACCACCTGCAGCTGGCCCTCGCTGAGATGCAGATGGCAGCCCCTGGCTACCAGGATGCCGAGGACTACTACGATGGCAAGAGTGCTGAATACTTCGCACACCCGAAGATTGCGAAGATTCTGAAGCGGACCGCCAACAAGTACAAGGTGAACTTCGCCAAGACCCCGGTGAATGTGGTCGCCGACAGGCTGGCAATCTCCTCTGTGACGGTGAAGCACAAAACCCAAGACAACAACGCAACAGACACCAACACTGATGCCGATGATCTGACCAAGCGCTTTGATGCTGAGGTCTGGACACCCGCAGAACTGGAGCAGAAGACAAAGACGGCCCACAAGCGGGCTTCTGAGTTCGGGGATGCCTACCTGTTTGTCTGGCCAGAGACGGCCTATGATGAAGACACTGACTCGCATGTTGCCACGAACAAGCCATGCGTTTACTACAACAGCCCCAAGAGCACTCGGGCAATTTATGACCCCGAGAACCCGGACATCATGCTCTTCGTCATCAAGCGCTTCAAGGCAATTGACGGCAGGCTGCGTGCCAACCTTTACTACAAGGGCCGCATTGAGCATCTTGTTCTGAAGACAAACATCCCGCACGACAGCAAAGATACCAATGATGCCAAGTCATGGGAGACGTTTCAGCCATCCACTGAGAACCCATTCGACCGCATACCGATCTTCCACTACCGCAACGATACCCCGTACGGCGTGCCCGAGCACTACGACGGCTATGGGCCGCAGGACGCTGTCAACAAGATCGCCAACGTCATGGTGCACTCGACGGAGTTCATGGGCTTCCCACAGCGGTACGGTCTGGCCGAGCCAAATGCGACTCTGGCCGGCGGGACGTTCAACCCTGACTGGGATGATGAGGAAGATGCTACTGAGCCGGACGATGCCAACACCGAGGAGCAGCAGGCCGGACCAGGGACCCTGCTGAAGCTGCAGGGCATCACGACCGCTGGAACCTTCGAGCAGGCCGAGGCCAAGGGCTTTCTGGAGCCGATGGAGTTCTACGTCCGGGCTCTTGCGCAGACATGCACAACGCCGCTCCGCTACTTCTACCCTCCGGGCGCGCACCCACCTTCGGGGGAAAGCTACCGGGCCGAGGACACCCCTCTGATCAACAAGGTGAAGGACCGACAGCGCTCTTACCGGTCTACACACCAGCATGCGTTTGCCTTCTGCATGGAGATTGCAACCGACGGCAAACTAACCGCTGAAGACTTTGCTGTTGAGGTCAAGTGGGCGCCGGCTGCCTCAATTGATGACGCGCTTGGCTGGGAGACCGTGCAGAAGAAGATTGATGCCGGCGTGCCACGGAGGCAGGCTCTGATTGAGGCCGGCTATACAGCTGAGCAGGTTGACTCCTGGCTGCAGACAAACGAGGACAAGGCCGAGTTCCAGCGGGATGTCGAGACATTCTCTCTGCTTGCTGCTGCCGCCAAGAACTTCGCAGACACCGGTGCCCAGAACGGCATGAACCCAGAGGCTGTAGGCATCCTGCTCACACACTACGCACAGCGGCTTCTGCCCAAGGACGCCAAGAAACTTCCACTACCAGAGAAGCAAGAACCTACACCAGACACCGACCCCACCAACCCCGCCCAAGATATGCGCGACGGCATTGTCCGCCCACCGCGCCTAGACCTTCCCCCAGGGAGCATTCAGACGCGGCAAGACTCCCTGCCATCTTCCGGCTAACGCCAGCTGCGCTGCATCTGCATCTGCATCTGCATCTGCATCTGCCGTATATACTACCAAGCAATATGAATATGTAACCCTGCTCGAATGGAGAATCATGAACACCGACACAGCCCCAGCCCCAGCCCCCATTGGCTACACCGAAGATGGTGAGCCAATCTGGCTGATGCACGGCGCAGAGACTGATGATGACGAAGAAGAGACTGAGGAAGAGGAGACTGAAGAAGAGGAAGAGACTGAGGAGGAAGAAGAGACTGAGGAGGAGCGCAAGCACCCGAAGTCGGCCAAGAAGGCGGCACCCCCTGCCAAGAAGGCGGCACCCCCTGCCAAGAAGGCGGCGAAGTACACGCCACCGAGCCAGCGCGAGTGGGAGAAGACGCAGGCTGCGCTGGCCAAGGCCAATGACAAGCAGCGCTCCGACCGGAAGGCCGCTCTGGAGAAGGCCCGCAAGGAGGGCATGACCGAGGCCGCTGCTGAGGCTGCCTCAAAGGCCAAAGAAGAGGCAGAGGCTGAGTGGAAGCCAAGGGCCATTCAGTATGCGGCCCGTGCGCAGCTGGCAGAGATGGGCTGCAAGCACCCGGCCCGTCTGATGCGCTTTATCGACCCCGGCAAGATCACCGTTGAGGGCGATGACCTCCTTGGCCTGGAGGCGCAGCTGAACGAGCTCAAGGACGAGATGCCCGACTTCTTCACTTCTGAGAGCGACACCGCAGCAACAAAGGTCAAGAAAACCATCCCGCCTGCCAAGAAGGTTGGCGCTGCGGCCGGCGGCAGCAAGAACGATGAGAAGGAAAAAGAGAAGGCATCCGGTGCGCACCAAATCGCCGGTCGCCTCCTGGGCAACAGGGCAGACGCCTGACACCGCCAGCAACACCCAACCAAGCAAACCAACAAGAATGCCCCGGTCAACCGGGGCATTCCCCTACCCACAACTACCCACAACTACCCACAACTACCCACAATATGGAGCCAAAAGTGATTGAGCTTAGCACCCCCGCCAACAAGCGCTGGACATTTGTTCTTCTTGCAAAATCACTTGTGCTTCTTGGGGTCGAGCCTAGGGGGATCATTCACATCGGGGCACACCTCGGTGAGGAAGTGCCGATTTATCGTGATTGCGGATTTACGAAAATCACATTGGTCGAGCCTGATCCGGAAAAGGCAGACTCGCTTCGGCAGCTGCACCCGGACTGCGATGTCCTTCAGTTTGCCTGCGCTGCGGAAGAGGGGCCAACAACCTTCTACAAATCTGCAGAGACAAAGTATTCAGGACTTCTGGTCAACCCGATCCAGCCGCCTATCGATCAGTTTTCTGTCGAGTGCTTTCATGCTCGAATGTTTCAGCGGCCGGAACACAACGTCGCGGTTGTCGACACGCAGGGCAATGAGCTTGAGGTCATAAAGACTCTTGACCTCTCGACGCTGGACCTCATCATTGTCGAGGCTACCCTTGAGCCCAATGGCTATGCTGCACCATTGGATGAAACAAATGTGTTCATGGAGAGCATCGGATGGGTCCCAGCAATCCGATGGGACTACCACGACGCCATCTACTGCGACATGCTTTACGCCCGGTGGAATAACCAATGACAGTACACATTGAAGCCAGCTACCATGCGACAGACGGCAGTGCACCCGAGTGTGTCAAGGTTGAATGGGAAGGTGGTGCCATGCCAACCGTCAGTGAAATCTGCACCATCATTGAGATGCTGGCCTCTGTCTGTCCGCGTTATGAGATCGGGGTAAAGTCTGATGAAGCTTAACGTTGGCTGCGGTGAGTTCTATGCCGATGGCTGGTACAACGTCGACATCATTGACAGTGACAGGCACAACATTCACCCTGATCAGGTTGTCGACATTCTGAAGATGCCAGAAGACATCAACTACCTGGATGCCGTTTACTGCGGACACTTCCTGGAGCACATTGGCTTTAACAAGGTTGTGCCATTCCTGACCAACCTGAAGACGCGGATGCTCCCCAGCGCCCCAATCGTCGTTGTCGGCCCTGACGTACGGAGGGCTGATGCTATGCATGCCAACGGCCGGCTCGACAAGGCCACCAGGGATGCCTGTCACAAGACGCCACATGATGGCGACTGGTATGGCAGCACCCACTTCTGGGACTGTGATGAGGACCTGGTTCTGGCGTCCCTCACAATGGCCGGCTTCGAGATGGCAGCGCCGGTACACATCCATTCCGTCCGGCTCAACCGCTATCCAGTTGTCGCCAGGGACCCATGGCAATTCGCCGCTATGGCATTTGCCCCGGCTGTGCAACAGGGCCTGCCACGTTCACGACCGAGGAGCTGAGTATGGACATTGGCGATTCTACGATTGCAGGGATCATCACGGCATTTGCTACTTTGATCACCGCTGTTGGAGGTTTGATAGTGGCGATTAAGGTATTGGTTCCCAACTTTAGGGAGACGCGAAAGATTCACACACTTGTCAACAAGCAGTATACCGATGTACAGCAGTTCAACAAGGCCCTGATATCTGCGTTGGTAAAGGCAGGGATTGATGTGCCTGAAGACCAGAGCAAGCTTGAGTGATGATCTGAAATTAGACACCGGCGGCAGATAGGGTATAGTCGCCGGCAACGAGGTGCCGTGATGGCCCCGACCTTCTCACCCAACCGCTGAGGAGCAATCTAACTATGGAATACCGATTGTTCCAGCGGGGGACGGTTCCGCATGTTAGCACATTCGAGTTTCACGAGCATCGTGAACGGGCACCACACCTAGAACAACCGACGCATGGTGACCGGCTGAGGATGACTTCTGAGCGTGTGTTAGCAATTCTGTACCAGAACCCAAACTACACAGTATCAGATCTGGGTTGCGGAGACGGCGGCATGCTCCAGCTGATTAGGGAGTCTGCCCCTGAAAGTGTGGATGCTTGGGGCTATGACTTTTCTCCTGCTAATGCCGATGGTTGGATTGAGCGTAATGTTGCAGGAGAGTTGCTGGATGTGTTTCAGGGGGAGAGCTTGAACCCCAAAGCAGACTTGGGCAATGTTGTCGTTGTGACAGAGGTGCTTGAGCATCTTGAGAGCCCGCATGAGATTTTGAAGCGCTTGTTCGGGCACAAGTCTGTGCAATATATTGTGTGCTCAAGCCCATACATTGAGACTCTACGGATGCACGATCCTTGCCACGCTTGGGCATGGGACCTCGCTGGCTACAACCGTCTGGTATCTGGCGCCGGCTTTGATGTCATTCAGCAGGATACGATAGACAGGATTTTCCAAGTGTTGGTGGGATGGAAGGTGGATTAATGGTCAGCTGGTGGAAGCTCAAGGATGGGGCATACTCAAACCCTCAATACATCGTTGCGGTCTATTCAGGATTGGATCCGGCCGACAGTGTCTGGCGTATTGGTTTCGTCGGGATGCCGGGTGCTGATGCGACGGTTTGGCTGGATGGCGATTATGCCGATAAGGCCGAAGCAGATGCAGCCGCAAAGGATCTGGTCAACGGCGTAACCGTGCAAGATCTGATCTAGTCTGCCAAAACTAGACATCGGCGGCAGATGGAGTATAGTCGCCGGCAACGAGGTGCCGTGATGGCCCTTCCTCGGCTCAGCCCGCGATGGGGAGCGAGGTGACAGGAAACTGTTCACTACCTGAGCCCAGGGAGGGCCACCAGTGTATAAGGATATGGAAGAGTTCCCGGAGCCGATTGGCTTCATGAACGGTGCGCCGGTGTACCCGATGCACGGTGCTGTGGGGCACAACGACGTGGAGGACTGGATCCCCGAGGAGTGGGGCGGCGCTGTCATCCAGCGCATTCAGCGTACCTCGGCAGTCGAGAGTGTGGCCCGGCACGAGGTTATGGGCACGGACACGAAGCACGTACGGCGAAGACACGAACGTCAACGACACGGTTCTGCTGACGGCCCGCAAGCTCGGTCAGGGGATCGCCCTGGCTGAGGAGGACATGGCCGATACTGCTCGGTTCGTCAACATCGTCGCTACCAAGCAGCTGGACTGGGCGACGAGCTACGCCAAGGCGTTCGACAACGCGACGCTGGGCGTCACCGGTGCAGAGAGCAACACCGCCTCGGACGACCGGCCGTTCACGAGCCTCTACCGGGTGCTGGCCACGACCGATGCGACTCTCGGTTATGTCGCCAACGACAACATCACGGTCT